CCTGGTGGTGATAATAAAATAAACCAACAAAAAGGTGACCCTAACATAAAGAAAGGTAAACAAAATTAACTATTTAATTATAGATAATTAGAATTAAATTTATTACATGGAAAACAATCAAAATAATCAATTTACAGTTTGGCAGAGGTTATCTCAAGCCTTTGGTCCTAACGCCCTGTTAAATCAAGATTATCCAACATATAAGTTAGACAAGACTGAGTTATTAAAAACAACATCAAAACAAGAATACGACAAAGAAAAATTACAAGCTCAACAAACGTATTACTTAGCCAATCAATGGACTAAAATTGAGAGTAACTTATACACTCAAGCGGTTTATTATGAACCAACAAGATTAGCATCATTCTATGATTATGAATCGATGGAATATACTCCTGAAATTTCTGCAGCTTTAGATATCTACGGTGAAGAATCAACAACTGTTGACCAAAATGGTTACATGTTACAAATCTATTCAGAATCTAAACGTATTAAATCAATCTTAATTGATTTATTTAATAATGTTTTAGACATCAATACTAATTTACCAATGTGGACAAGAAATACCGCAAAATACGGTGATAATTTTGTTTATCTAAAATTAGATGCTGAGAAAGGTATTGTTGGTTGTATGCAATTACCAAATATTGAAATTGAACGACTTGAAAGAGGTATGGCGGCAAAATCTGCAAATGTTGAGGAACCCGTAGAAAACAAAGGTTTAAGATTTAAGTGGAAAGCTAAAGACATGGAATTTAATTCATGGGAAATTGCTCACTTTAGATTATTAGGTGATGATAGAAAATTACCTTATGGTACTTCTATGTTAGAAAAAGCAAGACGTATTTGGAAACAATTATTATTGTCGGAAGACGCAATGTTAATCTATCGGACTTCAAGAGCACCTGAAAGACGTGTATTTAAAGTTTTTGTTGGTAACATGGACGATAAAGATGTTGAGGCATATGTACAACGTGTTGCAAACAAATTTAAACGTAGTCAGGTGGTTGATAGTCAATCAGGTAATGTTGATATGAGATTTAACCAAATGGCGGTTGACCAAGATTATTTTATTCCTGTTCGTGACCAAGCAGCGCCAAATCCAATTGATACTTTACCTGGAGCTCAGAACCTTTCTGAGATTGCTGATATTGAATACATCCAAAAGAAATTATTAACCGCACTTCGGGTACCTAAGGCGTTTTTAGGGTTTGAGGAAGTAGTTGGTGATGGTAAGAATTTATCATTACAAGACATCCGTTTTGCAAGAACAATTAATAGAATTCAAAAATCTATGATTGCAGAAATGAATAAAATCGCTATCATACATTTATTCTTATTAGGTTTTGAAGATGAATTATCAAACTTTACCTTAGGATTAACTAATCCATCAACACAAGCCGATTTATTAAAAATTGATGTTTGGAAAGAAAAAGTTTTATTATACAAAGATGCTGTAACGGCAATCGAGGGTATTGCACCAGTGTCAGTGACTTGGGCTAAGAAACATGTACTAGGATTCTCGGATGAAGAAATTAAATTAGATTTGCAACAACAACGTGTTGAAAAAGCCGTTGGGGCAGAATTAACTAATACCGCAACTATTATCAACCATACAGGAGTATTTGATAATATTGACAAATTATATGGTGTTAAATCAGGCTCAACTCAAAATGTGGGGGCGACCCCACCACCTTTAGGAGGATTAGGAGGTCCTGAAGATACTGGCGGAGGAGCACCACCACCACCTCCAGGTCCTGAAATAGGTGGTGACGCGGGGATAACACCTGAGTCATTTAAACGTGATAATTTATCAATTTTATTAGAAAGTGATAACTTAACAGAGTCAGATTCATTTATTGATTTATCTAAAGCAAGAAATTCTTTAGGTGAAATAGAGAAAGAATTAAACAAAATTCTAAAAGATTGATATTTATAAATAAAAAGAGATGACAAATTTTGGAATAATTAAATCAAAGATTGAAGATGTGTTATTAGAGTCATATAAAAATGACACATTTAAAGAAGAATTCAAAAAATTTAAAAAGTTAGTTTTAGAAAATAAAAAGATACGCAAACTTTTTTATTTGTATGATGATTTATCTTCTAATAAAGGATTGGCAGAATCTATTGTTGACGATTATGTGAATGAATGTATTACCATTTATGAAAATACCATTAATAAAATACAAGAGTCGGATATTACCCCACTAAAGTTATGGGTTAAAAATTCTAAAGTTGTTAATCAGTATAATAATATTGATAATTTATTCTCAAGAGATATTTTAACAATTGAATCAAGAATAACAAGTAAAAAACTTATTTCTGAAACTATTAAGAAATTACCTATCAAGAAAACAGACACCGTTCAAATTCCGTTAACCTCTATGGTAAACATTGCAAATAAAACAATCTCAAATTTTATTGAGTCATTAAGTGAGTCAGATAAAAAAGAATTAACAAAATTTTTATCTGAAGATGATGTTACTTTAAATCAAAAATTTAATAATGTTAAAGAAAGTGTTGTGAATAAATTAACTGAAATGAAAAATAATAATAAGGACAAGTCAACTCAAATAAGAATTGATGAAACTCTTGATAAAGTAATATCAGAAAAATACGACAAGTTAACTTATTTCAAACTTAAAAGTTTGAATGAGAATCTTTAATCATTGTTTGATTTATATTTTTTTTGTACGTATTTTGCTTTTGAAATTTCATTTCTCCTTTTAACGGATTTTTTTTGGAATTCTTTTCTCTCGTTTAATTCTCTACTTTGTCTTGTCTTTATAACTTTACTTTTGTAAATTTTTAACGCTTTTTCAAGAGTTACATTCTTTCCTACTTTTACTATTAACATATTTTTTTGAGTTTATATTTATTTTGACTATTGCTGTAAATATACCTATTTTTCTAAAAACAATAAACTTAAAAATTATGAAATTTAATGAAAAAGGGGAAAACCTCACATATTCACGGATTCAACACCGCCAAAATAATATATGGAACAGTTGATTCGATGAATTTTAAGTCACTCTATCTTAACATCCAAACATGGGTGGAACCGACCACAGAGTGTCAAAATTGGTCACGGACAGTTCTTAATATGAACAGAGCCATAAAACATTCAATCTACGAATCCTTAGATAAAGAGTTATTTGATGATAAATTTATAGTGGATTTAGATTTAAGGTCCAGCGGACTAAATCAAGGTAAAAAATCTTTTATGAATTTAGAGATTAATTTCTTTTTGAATCATGAAGGACATGACTTTAAATCAAAAGAAATTAAAGAGTCTCTTAAAGATATTACTACTAGAATTTTTTACGAAAACTTTATAGGTAACAATTACTTTAACTTTTATCTAACTAAAAAAATCAAAACAAACGATGAGATGCTACAATTAGAGAATGTTTAATATTTATATAAAACCTTTGGTGGTTATAAATGAAAATTTGTGGTAAAAAAATGGATAATTTAAAAATTAATATTAATAACGAGTTGAATAAAAAATCAATTCTTGTTGAATACGATGCGGGATATATTAATCCAAATGACAATCGTAACGAAAAGTTAATTAGAGAATCTAAAGGTAATATGTTAGACCATTCTAAACCATTTGAATTTTATGCGGTATTACAAAAATATAACACCCCAAATAGAAATGGTAGAATATATCCTGAACGTATTTTAAAAAGAGAAGCGGAAAACTATAAAAAAATGATAGAAAAAGGTACAGCTCTTTCAGAGTTAAATCATCCTGAATCATCATTAATTGACTTAGATAGAGTATCTCACGCAATAAATGAAATATGGTGGGAAGGACCTATATTAATGGGTAAGATACAATTACTCACTTCACCAGGATTCCACGAAAGAGGTATTGTATCAACTAAAGGAGATTTGGCGGCTAACTACCTAAGACAAGGTGTTACCTTAGGAATTTCTTCAAGAGGGGTGGGTTCCCTTAAAAAAGTTGGTGAACAGAATGAAGTACAAGAAGATTTTGAATTAATCTGTTTTGACTTAGTATCATCACCATCAACACCTGGAGCATACTTATTCCAAAATCCTGAAGATAGATTTAACTTTGATGAGAACTTGGAAGAAGAGAAAAAAATGTCGGTAGAAAGAAATGTTGGTGAAAATGGTAACAAATCACTTGACTTAATGAGAAAATTAACCGATTATTTAGGAAATTAAAAAAATTTATAACATGGACGAAAAGTATTTTATTGCAAAAATCACAACCGATATGATTGATGAAAAATCGGGAAAACTTAAAAAATTAAGAGAAGAAAAATTAGTAAAAGGTTATAACCCTACTGATGTTGAGGCCAAAGTAACGAAAGTTTACGAAAACTACACACAGGATTGGAGATTAACCGCAATTGTTGAAAGTAAAATTGATGAGGTGATAGAATAAAATTTTCACATTTCGATAATAATAAAAAGGGGGCATTAGTCCCCTTTTTTGTTTTTTTTAAAAATGATACTATTTATAATAAATTAAAAACCAATTATTAAATTAGTTTAATTAAAACTTTTTTAACATCGGGGATATTTATATAGTAAATTAAAAACATACAAATGGCAAAAGAAAAATCTTTAGTTGAAGAAGCAATCATCCAAATGAAAAATTTAGAGGATGCAGTTGCTGAAAATGCAAAAGGAATACTTGCTTCAACTATGAAGCAAGAAATCAAAGAACTAGTAAAAGAGTCTCTGACTGAACAAGAAGATGGGATTGAAACAGACATTGAAATGGACGAACCTGAAATGGAAGACGATATGTCTGACGAAGAAGGGTTGGACTTGGATATGGATAATTTAGATATGGATGATGAAGATTCTATGGATGATGAAGATTCTATGGATGACGACGAAACTATTGACCTTACTGACGTTGATGACGAGGATGAAATCTTACGTGTATTCAGCTTAATGGGCCCTGAAGATAATATCGTGGTTACCAAAGATAATTCAGGTAATATCAATCTTAAAGATTCTGAAAAAGAGTATATGATTGTCGGAGAAGGTGACGAATACCTTGATGAAACAGAAATGTTCGAAATGGATGATATGTCAGATTTTGGCATGGAAGACGAAGACGAAGACGAAGACGAAGACGAAGACGACATTAATAGCATCATCGATAAAGTATTTAACACTAACGAAGAAGAAGAAATGGATTTTGGAATGAACGAACCTAAAATGGACAGTGAAGAAATTGTTTATGAAATAGAATTTGACGGAGATGAAACTGATTTTACCGGAGAGGGTAGTTACGACGAAGAAGAAGAAATGGACAGTCAAGAAATTGTTTATGAAATTGACTTTGACGGAGATGAAACTGATTTTACCGGAGATGAATTTGAATTTAACGAAGAAGAAGACGGTGAAGAAGACATGGGTCTATACGACGATGATGAACCTGTAATGGAATCTAAGAAAATGTCAATCAAACCTAAAGGTGTCGGAATTGGAAATCCAAATAAGAAAAAAATATATTCAAACAAACCTAACCAAGAAGGTGGTTTTAAAACTGTAAAAAGAACAGTTAATAAAACCATGGGTACTGGTAAAGCAAAATTTGAATACAAAGACGGTGAAAATCTTGACGGTGATATGAAAACTGTTAAAAAGGTTGAAACCAAAGAAGCATCAAGAACTTTAGGAAATGGTTCTAATTTTAGAACTGGCGGTTTACCAAAACCAAGAGCTCATTCAAAATTTAACACGGCAATCCAAAAAGAAAGTATTGATAACAGAGAATTACAAGTTCTTAGAGAAAAAAATGAAGAGTACAGAAAAGCACTTAACATTTTTAGAAATAAATTAAACGAAGTTGCAGTGTTCAACTCAAACTTAGCATACGCTACACGTTTGTTCACAGAACATTCAACATCAAAACAAGAAAAGATTAATATCTTAAGACGTTTTGATAGTGTTGAAACTATTAAAGAATCTAAAAACTTGTATAAGACATTAAAAGATAACCTTTCGTCTAAGACAAATCAACCAATGAATGAGTCAATTGAAAGAACTATTCAAAGTTCTCCATCGACAGGGTCATCAGCTAATTTGATTGAGTCTAAAACATATGAAAATCCTCAGTTCTTAAGAATGAAAGATTTAATGTCAAAATTAAAATAAAATAAACTAAAAAAAAATAAAAAACCAAAAAAATGGGAGCATTATTAGAATCAGGTCTTGTTGGTAACATCGGGTTAAAACACCTTAAAGTTATCAAAGAAGATACAATTAACAAATGGGATAAATTAGGATTCCTAGAAGGCCTTAAAGGTCACCTAAAAGAAAACGTAGCTCAATTATATGAGAACCAAGCGTCTTTCTTAATTAACGAAGCAACGTCTGACGGGTCTTCAGGTTCATTTGAAACTGTTGTATTCCCTATCGTAAGACGTGTATTCTCTAAATTATTAGCGAATGACATCGTATCAGTACAAGCTATGAACTTACCAATCGGTAAATTATTCTACTTTGTACCTAAAATTCAAGGTTACTCAGGTGGTACTACTGGATATAATGGTGGTTCAGGTGACCACTACGCACCACTAGGAGCACCAAACGGACCAACATCTCAAAATGCAGGTTACACAGGAGCTGGAGCGGTTGCTAAAAACCTTTATGACTTATTCTACGAAGGAACTGAACCAGGTTTAGACCCAGCAGGTTTATTCGATTATTCAAAAGGTCGTTGGTCAGCAATCACTGCTACAACCTCAATCCAAAAATGGACTAACGGTTTATTAGTTGATGCTAATATCTCAGGTGATACTGCAGGTGCTGCAACTATCCCTTCAGGTAACACAAGAAAAGTTATCATTAAAATG